TTTTTACAGGATTTCATCATTCAGCAGTTTCTGAGTCATTATTATTTAGAATACCTTGTTTTAGTAGTTTTGATAACTCGCTTGTAGATCCTACAAATAATGCATTATTAGTGACATTACTTTGAGTTTTTGTCTTTTCTTCATCAATATCTTTCATCTTCTTCTGCAAATCCATTAACTTATCTGTACTGTCTGCAACTGACTTAATTAATTGACCTGCAACTTCATATGCTCTTGGACTTGCACTTTCACCCGCAAGTTCCATAATTCCATTAATTGCCTCTTGGCCCTTTTCGATTAGTGAATATAATTGTCCCCTTGTATATTTGTAATCTTTTTCAACATCATCTTTCTTGAGAACTACATTAGGCAATTCTTGTTTTACATCTGGTTTAACAATAGAGGTTTCTACATTTAAAGACTTTTCAATACTGTTAAAATTTGTATTCATCATGAGTCTGTCCTTGTTGCAGGATTAAATTGTAATGAATCTGTAAAGATGCTTGATGTTTCATTAAATCCAAAGTCATCATCAATATCAATCAGATTATCATCTGCTGTAGTTAATTTATTAATTTTTGTATTTTCAAGGTGTTCTACTTTAACTGTACTATTAAATCCTCTCTTGACTGCAAGAGTATTTGCATCTGGTTTAGCATCAACTTTCATGATTTCAGTATCAATTACAATACGATCACCAACAGCAAAATTAGATGAATCAGTGACAGTAATTCTCACATCATCCTTACCAATATTAAATGTTAATTGAGCAGTATTATCAGCATCATAATCCTTAAGTGCTTTAGGTGTAACTGTATATCTCAGTTCTCTTCTCTTATTCTCACGATCCATATTAGTGTGGTAATCCAACTGAACTTTCTTAATAAGACCTTCTGGTGTATCTGCAACTGGGCCGAATAGATATGTTTTGGCAGTAAAGTTTAAAGTATAAATTAATGCTCTTCTGGTTGCAAAATCTCCCTCATAATCATCTTGAAATGATATGTTATCTAATACAACACTAATATCTCTTTTCTCACCAATTACACTTATTAAATCTACAGTTAAATTAAAAGATGGTTGAAAAAATGGTAAAATCTGTTCTATAATTTGTAATCCATCATCGTTTAGTTTAACTAAGATATTTAATTCAAAACCAATATTATATGGAACTGGCATGAATACTTTTCTTAAGTTTGATCCATCAGATGCTTTGAATGTTTGCGTGATTGTAGATTTTCTTGTTGCATCATACGCAATATTAGTCATCTCAAAAGACATTCTTGGTAATGTGATTTGAGTTGCACGATTTAAATCTGCTTGCTGTTCAAGTCTCGCTAAAAATTTCTGCATTGGGCCATATGCCAATGCGACTTTCATATCGCTGATTGATTTACCAGTATTATCATTATGACGAATGTGAATATCATTAAATAATGTTCCAAACGCTATAACTGTCTTTCTAAGTATTTCGTGATAAAAATAAGTGCCTAACATTAGTATGTACCAAAGGGATTAGATTCC